TCTCTGTTTCAGGTATTTGATAGACCTCTTAATAATATTGATCTTCATGTTAATATCATCAACAATCATAGTAATTTTAAAATAGATTCTAGATTTGTTGAGCATGTCAACATTATTCATAATCATGCAACACCAGATTTTGCCACTGCTATGATTGCAAGAATGTGGAATACAGCGTTGATTCATGGTTTTAAAGACCTGAATCAACCTGATGCCGATTTGGTAGTCACTGCACAAGATGATACAGTATGGAACTTTGATTGGATTTTTCAGTTAGTGAAATTGCATAGAGACTTTGATTTTTATGCTGATGATGCTGGTGATATGGTTTGTTCATATACACCAGATGCGGTAAAAAAAATCGGGCTTTGGGATGAAAGGTTTCATTACGGGTTTGGTGAAGGTGACTATTTTCTTCGTGCTATCAAGTATTTACCAGAACGATCATCGATCAATGACTTTGCGCATGGAAGAGTATGGCAACCTTCATTACATCTAGCCAAACGCCCAGAACCTGATGTATCGAGATATCAAGAACAATCACGTTCACACAAATTTAGAGGGCTATCTTGGGAAGTTTTCCTTTATAAGTGGAAATATTTTGAAATGGAAGGTAAATGGCCGGATAATATAGAAGAAATGGTCAATAATATCTTGCCAGTACCACATCATGTGTTGTATCCTTACTTTGAAATGAATGTTGAAAACCTTAAAGAAAAAGGCTATATCGTACCGTGAATATCTTTTATATTGATTCCGATCCAAAAGTCTGCGCAGAAATGCACAACGATAAGCATACCGTAAAGATGATTATCGAATACTCCCAACTTATGTCAACGGCACACCGTTTGCTTGATGGTGCTCCATATCTTGATAAAACGGCTAATGGGCGTTCAATCAAACGTTGGCGTCTTGAAGGTGAGAATGAAAGTATCATGATGAAGGCTTCACACATTAACCATCCTTCAGCCGTATGGGCACGAGCAACAAAAGAAAACTATGTTTGGTTGTATCGACTATGGTATTACCTATGCAAAGAATATACTTATCGTTATGGTAAAATTCATGCCGTGGAAAAACGTATGATGAATGCGTTGTATCTACCTCCGAACAACATTAAATCGTGTAAGTTTTATCCTCCCACACCAGCAATGCCTGATGATGTAAAAGTTCCCGGTGATTCTCTTGCATCATATCGCAACTACTACAACAAAAACAAAACGCATCTTGCGTCATGGAAAAATCGCCCTACTCCTCATTGGTATGGAGTAAACAATGCGTGATCGTGAAAAGGTAATGTCAATTCTTCAGGAAGAATGTGCAGAAGTCATTCAAGCCATATCAAAAGTGTATCGGTTTGGGCTTGATAATTCATGGAATGGCGTAACTAACAAAGAAGCACTTATTACCGAAATTGGTGATGTTCTTGCGATGATAGATATACTTCTGACAGAAACAAATATAAATATTCAAGTAGAAGAAATCTATGATGCAATAGAAAGAAAAAAAGAAAAACTGAAAATATTTTTACCAGTTGAAAGTGAAACACAATGAGATTAGATAATTTTTTCCCTTCGGTCGTTGGCGTTGAAGAACATAAAGATTGGGTGCCACATCTTCTACCAAAGGTGGAAAGTTTTTTTGAAACACAATCATATAATGATAATTTTTATTACAACGGTAGAACCACACATGGTACTGGGCTAGACCTTCAAAAAAATCCAGAATATAAACCATTTACAGATTTTATTCTTGCAAAGGGTAGAGAGTTTCTAGATGTGCAAGGATTCGATTCAAGCTCGGTTCGTTTCAATCCATATTTCTTTTTGAATTATTTTCTAGAAGGTAGCGCACACCCTCGTCATGTACATTCACAGTGTACTATCTCTGGTATCTTCTATCTTCAAACGCCTCCAGGATCTTCAAATATTAGGTTTATGCCTAATCAACCATTTCGTGACTTCTTTGATTATTTTTTTCATGTCAAAGATAAGTCAAGCTGGTATACATTGAGTCACTATGACTATACTCCTTATCCTGGTTTGTTGTTGATGTGGCCAGCATGGCTGTACCATGAAGTATCACCTAATCATTCAAAAGAACCACGTATTTCAATTGTTTTTAATCTATAACGAGATATTATCTTGCCCACCTATCAATTCTTAAATAAAGAAACCAACGAACTAGAAGAATACACTTTTAGCCATAAGAAGTTGGACGAATTTAAACAATTAAATCCTCATTTAGAGACATATCACTCTGTTGATAGTCTGCCAGTTTTCGGAGATGGGCTTCGTATGAGTGTTCCAAAAGCGGGACAACCAGACGCAAGGTTTGAGAGAGAAATCATCGGGCGTATTAGAGAAAAAGTGCCAGGTAACAATCTAGCCCGAACACACAAAACAAAAATGCCAAGGGAATGGTAAAATGAGGAGAATCAATGGCTACAGGAAAAAAGAAAACCGCCGCTGCACAGGCACAGTCGCAGCATTTTGGGCTAAAAGGAGTTGAACCATTAACAGAAAATCAAAGAAAAACTTTTGAAGAATATGAAAAAGGGCACAACTTAATTCTTTCAGGTTCAGCCGGTACAGGTAAATCTTTTCTTGCTTTATATCTTTCACTTAAAGATTTGCTTGCAACAAATTCATATTATGAACGAGTCATCATCATACGTTCAGCCGTACCATCAAGAGATTTAGGATTTGTACCAGGAACTCTTGAAGAAAAATCTAAAATTTATCAAGAACCTTACATGAATATCGTCAACGAACTAATTGGGCGTGGTGATGCATGGCACTTCCTATTCAACAAAGAAATCATTCAGTTTCAAACAACAAGCTTTCTCAGAGGTTTGACCTTTCGAAACTGTATTATCATCTTTGATGAGTTTCAATCTGCGACATTTCATGAAATTGATACGGTCTTGACACGTATTGGTGAAAACTGTAGATTCTTACTTTGTGGTGACTGTAATCAAAACGATTTGAATATGAAAAAAGAGAAATCTGGTTTTGAAGACATTGTGCGAATTCTAGAAAAAATTGAATACATATCACACATTCGTTTTGGGCTTGAAGACATTGTTCGTTCAGGCTTTGTTAAATCATATCTAACACAAAAAGAAAAACTTAAACTATAATGTACAATCATTGCCCACCTAAAACACTTGAGAGACTAGTATCTGAAACCTTCCCTGATGGCAAAAGATACTATGTCTCTCCCGGTGGTAAAAAATTAGCATCAGTCACAACAATTATTGGTGCTAAAAAGAAGCATATAATCACCGAGTGGAGAAACAGAGTTGGGAATGAGGAAGCTAATCGTATTTCAAATGCAGCATCAAGAAGAGGCACCAGACTTCATACTTTTGTTGAAAAACATTTGAACAATGAAAAGCTAAATCTTATTTCAGAAATGCCTGATAGTGTATCGATGTATCACTCTCTTAAAAAAGAATTGAAACATATCAATAATATACACTATCAGGAACAATCTCTGTGGTCTGAAAAGTTGGGTATGGCTGGCACTGTTGACTGCATTGCAGAATGGAAAGGTATGCTATCTGTGATCGACTTTAAGACCTCTTCTAAGATTAAGAAAGAAGAAGACATTCAAGACTATTTTGCTCAGTGTACTGCATATGCTTTGATGTATGAAGAAAGAATTGGTGTCCCGGTGAATCAAATTGTCATCCTAATGGCGGTCGAAGCACAGGAACCTCTTGTTTTTGTGCAAAAAACTCAAGATCATATACAAAATCTAGCAGAACACATTGATTTTTACCATAAAAACACTTGACAAATAAATAGGAATGCAGTAAAATATCATTTATGACTGTATGAAGTTAACCAAAAAGTGTTCTGGACGGGAGTTCGATTCTCCCCAGCTCCACCAGAAGTGTTGTTTAGGGTGATATGTAGGAGTTTAACAAGACTCTGAGGATTGGAATTCCCAACCTGTGAACAGCAGGACACTTCTGATGGGGCTGACCAGGTTTCGACAGGGCAAAGAGTAGGAAGATGGACAGTTCGGCAATGTGAAAGCCGTTAGGGTTGGGACTTCCCGGCCGAAGAAGCAAATGAAGTAAACGCAAACGAAGATCGTTTCGCATTGGCTGCCTAAACCCAGCCTAGGGTTTCGGTGGGTTTCCTCGTAACAGAATAACCCACCATTTTACTAAAAAAGGAGATTTATAATGCGTAAACCTGTTTTTGCTATTTTGATGGCTTCAGCATTCGGTGTTCAAGCCGCCGATATTGGGCTATCTGTTGGTACAGATCGAAAATTTGATAGGGATCTTACTGTTCTTACCGTCGGTACTAAAGTTGCAGGGCTTCATACTTCTGTTGACCTGTCACGAGTTGAAGGAACTTATCACAGCATTGGAACGAGCGTAGGAAAAACCTTCACTGTTTTTGGTGTTGGGCTTCTTCCTTACACTTCACTGAACTACGTTAGGGCTGATACAAGCACACTTAAAAGTGGTGGTGTTGCAGCCACTGGTTTTGAAGTTTCTTACCCACTGAATAAACACCTGTCTGTTTCTGCCGATTATAGCTATCGTTGGGATATCAAAAAAGATACCAATTACGAAGGCTCTCTGATTACTTTCGGGCTTAAAAGCACTTTCTAAAAGCTCACCAGGTTTCGGTGGGTTTCCTAAAATAACCCACCCACCCAAGGAGAATCTATGATGCATCTTATGAAATTGCTTTTCATAGGCATTCTTGGTTACTTTTTCACACAACATTTTCATTTAATTGTTGATCAAAAATTTGAAGAGGTGAAAGAAGCAAGTCATCCAAATTTCATAACGATGGCTCAACGTGAAAAAGAACTGGAATGTTTAGCGAAAAACATTTACTATGAGGCAGGTACAGAACCATTTGAAGGAAAAGTAGCTGTTGCGCAAGTAACAATCAATAGAACCAAATCTGGTAAATTCCCTAAAGACATTTGTGCTGTTGTGTACGAAAGAAATTTAGTGTACAATAATTTAATATGTCAATTTAGTTGGTATTGTGACACAAGGGCAAAAGTAAAACCAATACATGAGGCAACTTATAGAGAATCTGAAGCTGTAGCAAGAAAGGTTTTACTCGAAGGATTTAAACTCGATATTATTAAAGAGGACACACTGTTCTATCATGCAGATTACATCAACCCCCGATGGAAAAGACAAAGAGTTGCAAAAATTGGAAAACACATCTTCTACAAAGGTTAATTGGCTAGAAAAATTATACAATTTGAAATCTTGTCTTGGTAATTTTCTTCAATATAAACTAAAACCTAGCACAGCCGAGTCAATCGGTTGGCTGGGGCTTGTACTACTTCTTTCTGCGGTCATTCCTACTTTTCTAGCTGTTATGGCAGGAATTACTGACAAGATGCCACCAATCGATCTTGTACTGTTCATGTGGGCAGCATTGATTACCTTTTTTGTTCGTGCCGCCATATTGAAAGATACGGTGGTCATTCTTACGATTGGTGTTGGTTTTATGGTCAATGCAGTATTCATGGCTCTTATTCTTTTTAAGTGAAGTATAAAATGCCCACAAAAGAAGAACAAAGAAAGTTTTCTGAATTAATACAGGAAATCGTTGAACATAAAAAAATGTCATATATGGAAGCTGTTGTTCACCACTGTGAACTAACGGGTTTCGAAGTAGAAATGGCGGCATCTTTGCTAACTGCACCGATCAAAGCAAAGATTGGCGATGAAGCCCAAGACTTAAACATGATGAAAAAGGTGAATAAGTTACCAATATGAATGAGATTGGTGGATTTGAAGCATTTACGACATATCATGCGCTCAAACTTCATTTTAACGGTAAATATGATTATGTAAAGTATAACGGCAAAACAAATGTAACCAAAGACCAGTTTATGGTTCGAAAAGATAAATTTAGTTTCTATAAGTTGTCTCGAAAATACAATAAAGAAGAACTTTTTGGTTTTTTCGTTTCAAACCTACTGGTCAATTCAAATACATGGGCAGGTGATCTTCTTCAAGAAGAAGCGGATCAAACATTCAAATCGTGGCTGAAAGTGCAGCAGTCTTTGTCTTATGTTTTTAAACAAAATCTAGACCACCTTTTTGATTTGGTAGAAATGCCAGAAGATATGCTGAAAGTGGTTGACGGGCAATATCCTTTGCTGTATAATGAATACTTGCAAGGAAAAATAACAATAGAAACGATAATTATCATGAATGATATGATGAATTTTCTTCCTATGTGGAGAAAAAAAATTGCCGATGATATTGTTTTTCCCGATTTCATGAACAAATGCCAAAAATATAAACCTTTTCTTAATTACGATAAATTAAAGTTTAAATCTTATATCAAGGAAAAAATATGTCAACCAGCATAACTAAGATTTTTGTAGACATGGATGGTGTTCTTACCGATTTCAATAAACGTTACAAAGAACTATTTGGCGTATCAGCATCAGATAGGATCAACTTTGAAGAAAATTTTCGTACACTGATTGATGGTGGGCACTTTGCTACATTGGATACTCTAGTTGGTTTTTCAACACTTAAAAGTTTTCTTGAATCGCTTTCGGTGGAAAAATGTATACTTTCTTCTACTGGGCGTAAAGAAAAACATGCAAACGTTTCAATGCAAAAAATGAAATGGCTTACCGACAAAGATATCATGTGGCCTAAGATTTTTGTTCCAGGTAAACATCTGAAAAAGCAGTATGCAAATACAAATTCTATCATCATTGACGACACAGAATCAGTTATCAATGATTGGAATGAAGCTGGTGGTATTGGTATTCTTCACATTAATGCCAAAACAACCATCGAAACACTGAAAAAGTATATTTGACTTTAACTAAATATCAGTATATAATGATATCTTGGACAAGTCGCTATACATTTTAATACAACGCAAACATAAGGAAACATACGATGTCATCTTTCGCAAATCTCAAACGAAGCTCCGGTAACCTGGAGAAACTCGCCAAAGCAATCGAACAACTCAGTTCGAACGAGCAAACCAGCAAAGAAGATAGTTTTTGGAAACCTGAAGTAGATAAAGCAGGTAATGGCTATGCTGTTATTCGCTTTCTTCCTCAACCAGCCATTGATGGTGATGATGGGCTTCCGTGGGTTAAAGTTTTCAATCACGGTTTTCAGGGTCCCGGTGGCTGGTACATTGAAAATTCACTGACCACTCTTGGTCAAAAAGATCCAGTTTCTGAGTACAATACACAACTTTGGAATTCTGGTGTAGAAGCAAATAAAGAAATCGCACGTAAACAAAAACGTAGGCTTTCTTACATCTCCAACATTTACGTTGTTGAAGATCCAAAGAATCCACAAAACGAAGGTAAAGTCTTTCTGTACAAATATGGTAAGAAAATCTTTGACAAGATTAACGAAGCAATGAATCCTCAGTTCGAAGATGAAAAAGCTTTGAATCCTTTTGATATGTGGGCTGGTGCAAACTTCAAACTTAAAATTCGTAAAGTTGAAGGTTATCAGAATTACGATAAATCTGAGTTTGAATCTTCATCGGTTCTTGGTGACCTTGATGATGATAAACTTGAATCAATCTGGAAATCTGAACACTCTCTCAAAGAGTTCCTTCTGCCAGAAAATTTTAAGTCTTATGATGAACTCAAAGCAAAACTTGATAAAGTTCTCGGGCTTGATGGTGCACCTCCTGTACCCAAAACAACTGTAGAACAGGCTAAAGCCGCTCCTAAGAAAGCCGCACCTGTTGATGTTGCAATGAGTGACGATGATGACGATCTAGCTTATTTCTCAAAGCTGGCTGAAGAGTAAAAGAAAGGAGGGTGATATTTTGTCACCCTCCTTTTTTAATTACCGACCCATCTACCGTTTATAAACAATTCTATTTTTATTCTTGTAGGGTCAGAATTGTTTCTCACATCAGCAGCAACAGGTAATGGTGCATCAGGCACAGAAACAGGATTATTTGATCTAGTTACAACATTAGTGTCACCCTGTGAAGGTAATGTCATCATCAATGCATCATCATCATAGTTTAAAAGTTGTGATCGATCTATTGGTGGTACAGGCTTAGGTGTCATAGGTGTAGGTATATTGGGGTCCATCAATGGGCCCGGTTCGCCACCAGGAGAATCTCCAAAAGAACTTGGATAAAATCCGCGAGTTATTGCTCCAGGTAAAACAGGTCTAACTGGCCCTTCAAAATCAACTAAATCTTTTCTTCTACCTGAAATAGGGTCATATATATGCCCATAAAGATCATCCCATCTTTCGCCTAGTTTTTCAGGTTTGATGCCTGCTTGTCTAAATTGACTTCTAGATACAACTTGTTCTCTTTCTCTTCCTAAAATTTCTCTATAAGATGGTATTTTAGTAGTATCAATGTCTGGACCTGTGATAATATCAATTACATTTTGTGCGCCTCCTAATTTCCTTATCGCTTCTTTAGCTTTAGGATCTTCTGGATCTTTTACAATTGCATCAAATGCAGCCTGTGCTTCTTTTTTTCTATCCGTAATAATATTTTGTAATTCTGCATAAGCTCTAAAAGGATCTTTTTCCCTGGTTTGTTCCATCATATCACGTATATTACCAGATTTAAGTAAATTGAAAGCTCCTTCTGGTGTGAGAGCTTTGCCATCGGGCATATTTTTAGCCCATTCTTTCAGTTTTTTCAATACCAAATAGCCCACCGAACCAGCTAACAATACCAATCCTAATGGTCCTGCGAATCTAGCTAAAAAAGGTAAAGCAGAAGGTAAAGCTAAAAGTAATCTTCCCATAAAAGGACCAAGTTTAAGTAAAAATTTACCTATTGTACCAATCGATTTAAATATTTTAAGCCAACTTAAACTTTTAAGTAATTTGCCTATTAATCCAGTAACTACTTTTCTAAAACCAGCAAACAGAGTACCCAACAAAGCAGTCACACCACCCATCAATTTAGATAAAAGTGCAACAACACCTTTAAATAAAGATGATATAATGGTTTTCATCGAATCAAAAATACCTGTGATTACACTTTTGATTGTTGAAAGAATTTTACTGAAGATACCCTCTTTTTCTTCATCCTGTGGTTTCGCTATAGGTCCTAAACCTGAAGTTGTGTTTACATATTGCTGAAGTACGGCAACAAATCTTTCGTGTCGTCTTTGTTCCTCATTTTCTCGTTCTTCTTGAAACGTTTTTTCTGTTTGTTCTCTACGAGCATCTTTTTCATGAGTTTCTTTCATAAAATTCAAAATTTCAGAAAGTAATCCAACAGAAGATGCGTCAAGTTGTCCCGGTGTGGATTTTGATATATTTGTATATGTTCTCTTTGCTCTTCTAGCGCCAGTAAAATACTCTATGTCGGATCGTTTTCTTCCAGTCAACCTACCAACTGCCGCAGTTGCAAGACGGCTGCCGCCAGTCATAAATCTAACGACATTTAGAGGATCAAACTTTTCTTTGATTGCGGTACCTTTTGCTCGTATCTTTTGAGACATGGCTCTTTTGACCGAGGAAGTCACACTACTACCGGCCGTTATATTTGCTCGTATCAAAGAAGATATGGATCTTCCTCTTATGTCTCTTGCTGTTTGATATTCCATTTTTTAGCTTCTTAAAACGGGGTGATAGGGGAGAATAGGTTTAGGTGCCAATTGAATAGTTTTTTGATTAACGATTGTCGAGGCATCACTTACGATTGTTGTCTGACCCACATTGTTTAGTAAAGCTTTTCTTATATCATTATTTTGAATCGAACCGGATTGTATAGTTTGACCAAGATTGTTAAATGATATTTGAAGAGCCATATCTCTTCTCATTTGTATTCGATTTAACAAACCTCTTTCATTACCTGGATTTGTTGCAAGATAAGTCTTAAAAGCTTTTCCTATGTTCGATTTATCAAATACAGTAATTTTATCAATGAATTCTTCGGGTGTGTTTGCACCAGATGCATACTCTAATGCGCTTTTTTCCATCACACGCCCGTATTGGATTCTCCTGTCGGCTAATAGAGCAAAAACTCTTTCGTCGGATGATATTTTTGGTGGTAACAATGTCGTGAGTTCATTTCTTAAAGGTTCTATAATGTTTTTCTGATACCATCTCATTTGAGCTTCATAAATTTCATCGGATCTTTTTTCAGAAATTTCTTTCCATTCTTTGTCGAATTCACTAGAACCAGGTTTATTTTTAAAACCTAATTGTGGATTTTGTTCAACGAATTGATCTATGGTCTTAGAAAGTGTGTTCATACCAAAAATACCATATGACTTGTGCCCAGGCTTTGGATCATTATTAACAATCTGAGAACTTTTTTTCTTAGCTTCTTCAGTTGTTGCTGCTCCTGTTTCTCCTCTTATTGATATATCAGCAGGAGTTACTCTTTGTGCAGTCGGTGCTGGCGCAGTAGATACAGGTGTTATCATGGGTTGCGTTGGGCCAACCCCCATAGGAGAAGTGACAAGACTTTCAATTTGGCGCCTCATCACTTCACTTTCATTAATAGGTGTTGCAGTAGGTTCTGGTCCAACAGTTGGTGGTTTTTCTGGCATTAGCGTTAATCCACCACCCCTTGGTTCTTCTTCCGTTTCTTCTATTTTTTCTGCGGGAACTTCTTTATCTAAATCTATTTTTTCTATTTCTTTCCAATTAGATTCATCATCAGTAATTTCTGTGAGGTCTTTTTCATATTCATTTTCTATACTTTTTTGTTCAGCAATGAAAGAGATTGCATCATATTGATTGTTTAATGATTTTATTTCCTTGTCTGAAGAATCTTCAAGCGATTTTAAATCACCATCCGATCTTTTTCTAATTGCTGCAACAGATTCATTTGACATGAGAAGTAAACCTGCAACGCCTGCCACTAGCAGCGCAGCAGTGCCAAAGCCGCCACTCATTGGTGTAGAAAACGCTCTAACTCGTCTTCTTTTAGGTTCTGTTTTTTTGATCGCATCAAGAAAAACATTAAGAACTTCTTGATGCCTATCATTTCGCATCAATTCATTCATTTCTTGATACATCATTTGTGTTTGGTAGTTTTTCTCTTTTGCTGCACGAGAGCTTTTCATAAAATCTAACATATCAATGAGAACTTTATTCGCTTCCATCGAATCGGTTCCCATCATTTTCTTACCAGTAAAATATGATATGTCAGCCGAACTTCGCCCTAAAAGTCTACCTAAAAGCGCGGGTGCAAGTGTGCTGCCACCTGTTAAAAACTTTGCGACATTTAAAATATCAAACCTTTCTTTTCTTGCAAGTTTTTTAGCTTGAGAAATTTGTTGCCTTGTGCCACGATAAGATGAAATTACTCCTTCACCCTCAATAAGTTTTTGAGTCATTATTTCAGCAAAGCTTCTCTTTCTTATTGCCGCAGCTTCCTGGTAGTTCATTTAAGCTTTCTTTCGTTCTGTCTTTGTTTGAGTTTTAAATTTTCTTCCTCAATATATTGAATCAACATGGCGACATATATGTCTCTTTCCCACGGTATCATATTTTCAAGTTCCGTGAGACTATACTTATGGTGTTGCATCAAAGAGAAATTAGTACGATAATAATTTCTCAAATTGTCATGACAAAAGGTTAGCCGAAAAAACTTTCGAGCCCTTCAACATCGAGCCGGTGTTCAAAGCCACATCTAGAGCATTTCATATCAATTTTTTTCTCAAGTTTAGGAAGATTAGCAAAAAATTCTTCGATCTTTGTAAATTGTGTTTGATTCAAAGACTCGATAAATTCTACCATCTCTTTGCTTGAAATTTCTTTTGCATAATAAAATTGCTCGCCGTCATAAACATATTCCACACAATCAGCAATCATCTCAAATGCAACGTCAGAAACGTTTTCGAGTTTTGAAACTTTTTTGAGAAATGAGAATTCTGGATATCTTAACTTCATTGACACTTTATCGGTCAATTGAATGATATCATTATTTTCTTTGACACCTTCAACTTTGATTTCAAGAATGTTTAGTTTAACATCCATGAGATTGCCGCATTTTTCGTTGTTGACTTCATTGTCACAACGATAACGATTCTCAATTACTTCACCAACAGACCTTGCGCGAAGATTTAAAAAGTAGTATTCAACATCAACGACAGGTAATTTTTCAATGTCAATACTTTCCGTCACCGTACAATTAATTAGAACTTGTTTGACATTCTTTTCAATCGATTCTTTGTCATTTGATTCCATTGCCATCAAAAGATTTTTTTGCTCTTTTACAAGAAATGGGCGAAATCGTATTTCTTTTTTTGAAAGTGGTAAAACTAAATCATAAATGGGTGTATCAATTTTCGGTAAGGGCATATAATAACTCCATAATTTTATTCAGGGCGAGGTGGAGGTGGACCACCAAAAAATCTTGCTAAGAAAGGTGTCTCCGGAACTGAAGGTAACAAGTCTTGCCCAAGATTACCTGAAGTACGTATACCATTTCCAAACAGAGAATTTGAAATTGTATTTTCAAGCAGTTCCATGCCGAGACTTTCAAGTGAATTATTTCTCCACTGAGTAAATGCAAACGTGACAGAGAGTTTGTGATAACCATCAGAAGACCAATCAAGTGAAAGTGGATTGACTGCAATAGGATATGCTTCTAATAAATCAGCCGAAAAAGATAATTTATTTTGCACATCATATTGATTGATTCTTACAATTACAGAATAATCATTTTTATACTTGAAATTGTAATTAATTTGTGGGTTGATCCAGTTAAGCCAACCGTCAAAAAACTTCTTTTCTTTCATGTCGTCACCAACGATAAAGGTCAGTGAAAGATCATTATAAGTAGTCAAATATGGAAACTTCTCTTCGATGCCATAAACTTTCATCGACGTTGTTGCAAGTGTTCTTCCGGGTAACTCAGCAGATTCACACCTCAGGTTTAATTTCCTTGAAGTGCCTAGAAAAGGAAGCATACCAATTGGAACAGGAATGTTAACATCAAATTTATTTGGTCTCGCTACATCTGTTCGAAAACTGGATTTAAATTCTGATATTGAACCTGCCATTACACTACCCTACCTTGTATTTTGGATATTGACTCTGTATAAACCTTTGATGGTGTCGCACCATTGAATATAGCAGTTGGTAAAAACAAAGCAGTTTCCCATTCATTAGGTCTAATCGGTACTATTTTTGATCGTATTTGTGAATCCAAGTATCTTTTAAGACAAGGTTTAAACTCTCTATAGGTTTTTGCCGTCTTAAGTATATCATATGTAACTCGTAATCTTTTTGGCTCATCATCACCATTGAGTACAGCAAAAGACATAAGTTTGTCTAAGAATGCTGCTCGATATCTCGGTGGTAAATAATGCAAATTTAATCCAAGAAATCCCTCTTTGTCTCTGTCAAGAGGAATTACCAATGGAAACATATCATAATACGGTGCCTTTTCTTTACTTAGAGGGTCATAAAAAAAGTGATACAAACCACCGATCACAAACTGTCCACTCCTACCCTTTTCTCTTACAATTTCTCGGGCCAAATTGATAGGAGATTTCAGTTCTTGCACTCTTTTTTGATACCATGAAACAGCCTGTCTAGACAAAAAATTTTGTTCTAGAGAGGTTCTTTCGAGTGCTATTTTTGTAAGTGTAGAAGACATAACCTTATTTATCTTAGAAACGGTAAGCTACCAAATCGTAATTGTCAATGAAAACTTTGTATCCTTTTTGTTCCAAAACATAACGCATATAGACAGCATTGGTATAGGTTATGTGAGCAATTTCCACTTTAATCAATTCTGGCTCGATCAACCCGTTCATCTGCATAAAAATCTTGAAATCATAACCTTCAGTGTCAATTTGTACAAAATTTACATCCTGCAAATTATGCTTTTCGACCAACGATTTCAGTGTCATTGTGCGTACTTTTTCTTTTACCATCATTGGCACTAGATAATCTATATGCTTTTCAGGCACTAAAGTTGAACAACCATCAGCCCATTCAGGCGCATTTTCTGTTCCCGGTGGTACTCTATGAATCTCCGTTTCACCATCAATCTCAGTAATTGCTGCGCATTCAAACTCAAGACCTAATTTACCTTCATAATTTGTCATCAACTTGTCAAACATGTCTGGTAGAGGTTCAACCAGCACGCCATTCCAATCAAAACACTGAATGAACGAATGTAATTCATCATGACTCACGCCATCCATTGCACCAACTTGAAGAAATTTTAGTTTACCTTTTCTTTTATTATTATACCAAGTCAGAATTTCTTTGAATGTTTTTGGATTAGCCGGTTGTGTTTTTGTAAGCCATTCTAGTTCGTTTCTTTCATTATTTTCAGTGTACCAGCCTGAACCTTTCGACAAATTGATGATCGATTCGAAGTATTCTCGATACATTTTGCCAATTTTTTTGAAATTATAATTTTCCGCTGCCCAATCACGACACGCTTTGGGTGAAATGGTATTAATGTTTTTAGCAGCCCAGACAAACTGTTCGAAAGTCCTGCACCGAAAGCCTGTAACCCCATGATGCACGGTTTCAGTAAATGCTCCCCAGTCGGTCGTAATCACTGGTGTTCCGGAAAGCATGGCTTCGATAGCCACATAACCAAAAGGTTCATTATAAATTGTTGGGCAAAATAGCCCTTTGGCGCCTGCCATGAGGCGTTTTCGCTTTTCAACATCTGCATAACCAACATATTCAACGTGTTTTGGCCATTGATTTCCAAGATTACAGTCCTGAGGACCAAAAGTTGTACCAGCTAGAATCAACTTTGCACCAATTTTTTCTGTGACCTGAGCTGCAATATCGACCCCTTTTGACCAGACCATTCGGCCGCACATCAAAAAGTAATCATCTTTTTTGTCACGAAATTCAAATTCAGACATGTCAAAACCCGAAGGAATCACGGCATCATAGAATTTATATTCTGCCTCAGCAATTCTGTTTGGGCCTTGTAAACCGTGCATCACAGCATAAGATTCATAAACTTTATATGGTGCAAACTGAGAGGGATAGCCAATACTTGGTTCAACGCAAAGAAGTTCAGGATGCGCATCACACACAGGTTTCTGAGCAACGCCAAAAAAACACAATATAATATCGTGTGGTTGTTTTCTTTTTGCTATTTCCTGAATACAGTTATAATTAAAAGTTTGATATACTTCATCCTGCTGATTAAATCTCAAACCTTCTTTTTTCCAATCATAGATACCATAAACTTTATCGAGAAGGGTTTGTGTTGTTACGGTGACATGTTCATCACAAACAACATCAGAATTTTCGTGCCCATAATGTATAACGTGCATACCTTCATCTTTGTACATCTTACAGAAATTAATGACTTTTTGTGTAAATGCACAAACTGTATACTCTTTTCTTGATGCAGTGTGTGGAACAGATAAAACGTGTAATCTAATCATTTTATACCTAAATCCTTTTCGGTCAATACTTTAAATTGCCATCCTCGATCAAGACAAAATTCAGTCGCGGCTTTCCATTTTGCCTCGTTTACGCCCCAAGTAACAACTTCATTGATATATTGTTTTGTAACTCTTTTTTTCTTTTCTGGTGGTTTTGTCTGTTTTTCGGGTTTAATTTCCAAAATCATAACCTTAATTGTATCATCTTTTTGCTTCACTTTCACGTAAAAATCAGGAAAATAACGGTGAACACGGTTATCAACAGGTGATCTGTAAGGTATGACGATTTCTTCTGATCCCCATTCCAGTATTGATTCATTCGTGTCTAACCAGTTCATAACCCGACATTCCCAGGTTGAACGGTAAATGATATTTGATGGATTCCCACGATATTTTTGTGGGTTTTTTGGTAAAAATCTTCCGCTATATGCCATATAAATAGTTATATTACTTTCAAAAAATAAATTCCCATGCCCATATCTATCCCAACCAATATAGCTGGTATTTCCGTTCCTGGTGTGGTCAACGGACCACTCAATGTGCTATATAAAAACAAGTATGATAAATCAAATCTGAATTATCCCAGAGATATCGGTACGAATCCTGCAAAAAGTCATGTGATAAGATTTACAGTTAGAAAACCATCAATCTCTCAAATAAGATCAAATTTATTTACTGCTGTGCAAGGTCCGTTTCTAACAGGATTA